TCTACCTCAGCTACCAACGCAGCCAACTCAGCTACTGCTGCTGCCGCTAGTGCAGCTTCTATTGGTACTGATCCTAGCTTTAACTCAGTCACTGTCACAGGTACTACCGCTGTCAAGATGTCAGCAGGTACTACAGCCCAGCGTCCTACAGGCGTAGCTGGTCAGTTCCGCTACAACACCACTGAAGGTAAGTTTGAAGGCTACTCCACAGAGTGGGGAGAGATTGGTGGCGGTGCTGCTGACCTCCTGCTTAACAGCTTCACTGGTGATGGTAGTGACGTAACCTTCTCACTCTCTGGCGCAGCAATAGAAAACAACACGCTGGTGTATGTAGATGGCGTGTATCAAAACAAATCAACCTATGCAGTATCTAGCGCAACTCCCGCTGTAGTTACTTTCTCTGAAGCTCCTGCCAACGGAGCAGCTATAGAGATTATGGTAGCGGCTATTGCAGTTACTGACGTAGGTACACCCAGTGACAACACAGTCACTACGGCAAAGATTGTAGATGGTGCCGTAACTATTGCAAAACTTGCTGTCACTGACGGCAGCACAGGACAAGCACTTATAACTAACGGTTCAGGCACTTTGTCTTTTGCCACAGTTGGCGGCTTGTATAACGACTGGCTAGTTAAGACAGCCAACTACACTATGTTGTCTGGCGATCAAATTGTAGGCAATCATGCTACTACTGCGTTTACTCTTACACTCCCAGCTAGTCCATCAGCAGGTGATGTTGTTACTGTTAAGAACGTGGGAGCAGCATTAATTACTGTAGGTCGTAACGGCTCAAATATTAATTCGGTAGCTGGAGATGCTCAACTGCCACAGAATAACGCAGCACAGTTGGTCTATGTAGATAGCACGATTGGCTGGACAACTATTTAAGAGGTTATAGACATGGCAGTAATAGGAAGTAGAGACGATTTAAATCGCGACCCAGCAAAGATGCCAAGATTTAATGCTGATTTTCAAAGTGTAGGTGTTTGGGTAAATAACGGTTTTAGAGTTTATGGTACCTATTATTATAACACTAATACTTTAACTGCATTTACAGACACTAATTCTGTAGCGAACACACACAGGACTATCTACAGCGTTAGCGGTAAAGGGGGTTCTTTAATATATGCTTTTGGAGGAGCTGCGCCAAACGGCACTGCTAATTTAGTTACTACTTTTATAGTTACTGTAGATGGAGTAGCAACAACAGTAACTTTAGCTCCAGCGGCAGGGTCTTACTACTCCAGAGGTTACTTAGGGTTACCTTCACTAGTAACTTTAGATCAAACTATAAGTACTAATAGTACATTGTTTGCGCTTCCTCCTCAATCCGCAATGGACGCTGGCCAAAGTAACGCACCCGTAGGAAACCCAGATAACATGACTGTTGATTATTCAGGGAGTGGAGCGGGTGGTGGTTACTTTCCTAAACAGTTGTGGCCAAATGTCAACGCGCCTCTTGTTAATCCCGCAGCCTGTGTGCGTTTTGAAAACAGCTTAACCATTACTGTTGCGTCAAGCGTAGGGACTACACATGCTGATTCAAGACAAGCAGGTTGCTTAGTTCGGCTAGATAGCTAAGGAGAAAATAATGACTACCCCAATAAGTGAAACAGTATTAGACAACGGCCTGACTAGGTTTCAGTATGATGGTTGGTATGAAGATAAGATGGTCAATGAGGCTGTTGAGCCAACTACCGCTGAGATAGAGGAAGATGCGCGTAAATGGCGCGATGGCGAACTAACTCGCACAGACATAGCAGCCACAGTATCCGACTATCCAAACGCTGAGGCCATTCTAACTTACCGCCAAGCACTACGCGACTGGCCGTCAACTTCTGACTTCCCTGACACAAGACCAGAGGTGAGCTAATGGCTTTAACAAAAGTAAAAGCAGGTGTCATTGCCTCTGACCCTATAACCGTAGGCATTACCACAATTAGCACAGCGTCCTCTATTACAGCTACAGTCAATACGCATGTATACGTCAGCGCGGCTGGGCAGACTATTACATTACCTGCTTCACCTTCTGCTGGCCAGCGGGTGCTTATTACTGTAGGTAACTTTACTAATACAGTGGTAGGACGTAACGGCAGCAACATCATGTCTAGCGGTACAGACATGACGCTGGACAAAGAGTATCTTTCAATTCAATTTATTTTTGCAGACGCTACACGCGGATGGGTAATGGCATGAGTAACTTTACAGACTTTATAGGTGGCGGTGGCGGAGCTACGCTTGAAACTGTCGTACTTACTACGTCACAAACGTGGACACCCCCGTTTAACGGCACAGCACGTATTCATGTCATTGGTGGAGGCGCTAGTGGTGGTTCTAACAACAGTGGCATAAGTAGTGGAGCGGCAGGTGGCTATTGCCGAAAAGACGTAACTTTATCTACAGGGACAAACTGGACAATTGTAGTTGGCGCGGGCGGCACCTCTACTGGATCTAACCAAGGACTCGTAGCAGGCGGTAACAGTTCAGCAACTGACGGCTCTAGCACTCTGACAGCAAACGGAGCAGGAACATCAGCTACAAGCCCAGGGACTGCTTCAGGTGGTGATGTCAACTACACAGGCGGTCAAGGAGGGAATGGTAATTACTTTTTCGGTGGGGGTGCTGTAAGCGTACATTCTAGCGGCAGTGGTAATGCCGTAATGGGTTCAGGCGCAAGTTCAGACGCAGGCGTTGACGGTTTTGAGCCTCTTGGTCTTGGTCAGCTTATAGGCGGCAGAGGCGGTAATGGTGGGTTTGTCCCTGAAAGCGGAGGCTTGTTGTCGGGAGGTGGTCAGGCTTACTTGAACGATAATAACAGGCTTGTTAGTGGTGGTTCAGGTGGTATTGGTGCTGGCGGTGGAGGAGCTTGGAACGGTTCAGCTAGTTATCTTCGCATTGGCGGCCATGGCGGTGACGGCATTGTAATTATTCAATATCTGACAGTATCGTAAGGAGAATAAAATGAAGTACAACATTAAAGATGCTGACGGCAACATTGTAAACACAATTAAAGCAGACGTTGCTTTTGTAGAAGCAAACTTTGAACACTACGAAGAGTGGACAACACCAGAGCCTACGGCAGAAGAAGAAGCCCGTCTGTGGCGTGATATGGAACTAGGCGCTTCTGATTGGGTAGTACCTCTAACCGACCACCCGCAACACGCTGCCTATATGACGTACCGTACAGCTTTGCGTGATTGGCCTAGCACAGCAGACTTCCCAGACACTAGACCAACTTTAGGTAGCTAAAATGCTTGCAGAAATCTCAGCAGTTGTAGGTGTACTCAAGACTCTCAACGCAGGCATTAAGACTGTCAAAGAGTCAGGGTCGCACCTGTCTGACCTTGCTGGTATTTTTACAAGTCTTACGGAAAGCAAGGTAGCCGTAGAAACGATTGAGGAGGCTTCTAAGCAGGGCGATCACGTACTGACACAGGAGGAAGCCTTAGAGCTTGCATGGGCTAAGAACGCTATTAGAGAGCGTGAGAAGGAACTGAAGAAGATAACCCCTAGAGATGTGTGGCGTGACATGTTAAACATACAACACAAGTCTCTGATGGAACACAAGCACAAGCTAGAGAAAGAAAGATTAGCTAAACTACGTAAACAAACTAAAGTAACTGAAGCAGTCAAGACAATCTTAGGCACAGCTTTACTGATTACTGTAGGCATTGCATTATACATATTTATTAACGGAGGTCAGTAATGACTAAGATTATAACTAAGAACTCTAGTACCGCTGGCGCTGCTCCCTCTGCTAGTGACTTAGTACAGGGTGAACTGGCGGTAAACGTCACAGACAAAAAGCTATACACAAAAAACAACAGCAACGCTATTGTGGCTTTAGGTGCAGACTTAGCTTCCAACAACTCTACAGGCACTAATAATGTAACATTAGGCGCTACTGCTGGTGAAGACCTTACTTCCGCTCAAACAGCCTGTACGCTTATAGGAGCAACAGCGGGTAAAAATATAAGCGGCTCATCTAATGGCAATAACATAACAGCCGTTGGTTTTAATGCTTTAGCTACAGCTACTAATCCTGTAGCTTGTACCGCTTTAGGTGCAGAGTCTTTGTTTTCTTTAACTACTGGTAACTTTAATACTGGTATAGGTTATTTAGCAGGTACTAACATAACTACAGGATTAAGCAATACTTGTTTAGGGGACAGTGCAGGAGCTAACATAACTACAGGTCAAGGCAATACTTGTGTTGGTATTTTAGCTTACGCTTCTTCTTCAACGGTTAGTAACGAGTTTACATTAGGTGGTTCTACTATAGCTTCTTTGCGTTGTAATGTACAAAGCATATCTTCACTGTCAGACGCTAGAGATAAAACTGACATTATTGACACACCTTATGGTTTAGACTTTATTAATACTCTACAACCTCGTCAGTTTACATGGGAAAGCCGTGACGGTAATATTAAAGACGGTACAGTAGAACAAGGGTTTGTTGCACAGGAGTTACTTGAAGCTGCTGGAGATAACAAAGACGTACTTAATCTTGTACTTGACTCTAACCCAGATAAGCTAGAAGCTACCGCAGGTAATTTAATACCCATACTGGTTAAGGCTATCCAAGAGCTAACTGCTCGTGTAGAAGAACTGGAGAATAACTAATGTCTACTACTCCCGCACAACACTACGCTTATGCTTTAGACAGCGTAAACCTAATCAACGCTATTGTTGCTGATGACTCTGGTTACTATGAACCTGCTAACTGTGTAGAGCGTAACGTACAACATCTACAGCTAATGGTAGGTAAAGACTTCTGGACAACTGAAGACATGGCTCCGCTTAACGCAGCTATTGCAGCAGGTTTGTCCTATGGCTCTTGATACTGGTAAAGACCTCGTTGACGTAGCAGCAGCTTCTACAGCTCTTATGACCTTGGCTGCATGGCTACCACCCACTGCTTCTTTGTTTACTATAGTATGGTTAGGTATCCGCATCTGGGAAACTGACACTGTACAGAAACTACGTAACAAAGAATAGCTTGACTTTTGACTAAAAATAGTGTATAATATATGAGTATATTAAATAGTTTGATTGGCCCAGTCACTGGTTTGTTAGATAAGTTTATTGAAGACAAAGATGCCAAGAATCAACTAGCACACGAAGTAGCTACAATGGCTGCTAAAGCGGCCTATGAGAATGCCAAGCAGCAGCTTGAAGTCAATAAGGTAGAGGCGGCTCATAAGAACATGTTTGTAGCTGGGTGGAGACCCGCTATAGGATGGATCTGTGGTTTCGCGTTGATGTACTCTACTATTTTATCACCCATCTTAGGTATATGGTTTACTGTTCCTCCTGTTGACAGCTCCCTGCTCACTACTGTGCTTATGGGTATGTTAGGTCTAGGTGCAATGCGAACGGTAGAAAAAGCTAAAGGCGTACAGAGAGAGCGGTAATGACTGTAATAACTGACTTTGGAAAGAAAGACAAAACTCCTTTTGCTAGTCCTTTTGACACAGCACAGGATGCGTTTGCCCCTTCAGATGTTGCAGAGAATAATGTTGAAAGTCAAGAACCTTTTAACATTCAGTCTTTTTGGGATACTCTTTACCAAACAGCGGGGCCGACTGTAGAACAAACAGGTCGGTTAGCAATGAACCCTAACGATCCTAACTTTGGTAACTTAACCACAGGAAGAAGCGAACAAGGGTTTGAAGATTTAGTATATACTCCTTTTCACGAAGAACTGCAAGCGCAGGGCATTCCTTTATATCAAGAAGACGAGGAAGGAAACAGGCTTTACATTAATTTACCTAGTGGAGCTAGTGCTATTCCTCAAAGTGAACGCTCCCAAGAGTTTCACCCAGAACTGTTTGACAGGTTTGGCAATTACTTAGAGGGTACTTGGGAAGATGTTTCAGGAGGAGAAGGAGGAATAGGTGAGTATACTCGTAAATTTATAGAGACTCCTGATTATGATTTCTTTGAAGATGTTTTAAGCGACCCTCGTATTGGATTATTTGCAAACCTTGTGCCCGGAGGAACATTAGCTTTAACAGGAGCTAAAGCAGCAGCAGGTATGGACGTATCGCCTGTAGAGATAGCTACTAGCTTGATGCAAGGACTTAACATTGCTGGAGTTATTGAGCCGCCTAGCGTAACAGACTTACCTTCAGGACAAGCAGGCCCTCCAGTTCCTAACGCAGGTAGGGGTTTATTTGGCACTACTTATGCTCAAACACAGACTGCCCTAAATGTAGCAGCCGCTGGTGATGTCGAAGGAGCTGCTCTAGCTCTTGTAGGTCAACCACTGATTAACAGAGGTTTAGACTCAGTAGGGTTAGACCAAGCAACCATTGAAGGCGCAGGAATACAATATGATGATTTTCAAGAAGGTTTAGGTCAGGTTGTATCTGCTGTAGCTGGAGGTGCGGAGTTAGATGAGGCACTGGCGCAGGGCTTAGGTAAATACATCAGAGAGGGCGGCACGTTAGGCTCTATTGATTTGCCCGAAACTAACATAGACTTAAGGGTTGTTGAAGATGTTGTTAGGGATCTCGTACGTCCTCTTGGGGAAGTTGGTACAGCTTTTGTTCGTTTTGTAGAAAACGCTCTAGGTGATGTAGGGGATTCAGAGACAGTAAAAGAGCTAGGTCGTAACTTAGATGATCAAATTTTACAACCAATTAAAGAAGTAGCTGAAACAACAGGCAGTGCTGTCGAAGACGTTGTGAGAGCGGGAGGCAGCGTTGTAGATGATGCTATTATACAACCTGTACGAGAAGTAGCTAAAGACGTAGATGACGCTGTTATACGGCCTGTAGGCGATGCTCTATCTGCTTTAGACACAGCCGTTAGAGACGCGTTACCAGATATTGATTTACCTAGTGTTGATTTACCTCGTATTGATTTACCCAGTGTTGATTTACCCAGTGTTGATTTAACAATGTCCGGAATGATGGCTACAGCCTCTGGCGCTGTTCCTATGTCATCCACTAGAACTACTGACTCGTTGTTTGCTGACGAGTTGTTTAAATTTAAAACAAAGGTAGAAGACACTCAAGAGCTAGTGCCTTTTAGTACGTTAGAGTTTGGAGACGTACAAACAATGCCTTATGTTTATGAAGACATACAGTCTCCTTTGTCTGAATTTACTTATGACAACGGTTTAGAACTAAACATACTACAACAACTAACACAAGAAGAGCTTTTACAAGAGTTATTCCAAAAACAAGGAGTTTCACTCTAATGACATACTTACAACTGGTTAACAAGGTGCTGGTCAGGCTACGTGAAAACGAAGTCTCTACCGTAGGCGAGAACAGCTACTCCAAGCTAATAGGTGAGTATGTTAATGACGCTAAACGTACAGTAGAGAACGCTTGGGACTGGACAGGACTACGTAACACACTGACAGTAGACACACAGGCTAACGTGTTTAACTACGTCCTTACAGGTGCTGACAACACTATTAAGATACTAGATGCTACCAACGACACACAAAACTGCTTCTTGCAGTACAAGCCATCTCAGTGGTTTGACAACGCTTTCCTAGACTTCCCTAGTGTTCCTAAAGGTACTACTCAGTTTTACAGCATTAACGGTATAAACGGTGTTGATCTATACCCTATTCCTGACGCTGCGTACACACTGCGGTTTAATGTGGTGTTACGTACTACAGACTTTACCAACGACACAGACCCACTGAACGTGCCTTATAACCCTGTTATACGTCTGGCTACAGCGTTAGGAGCAAGAGAGAGAGGAGAGACTGGTGGTACTAGCGCAGCGGAACTGTTCGCACTAGCTGATGCTTCACTAGCAGACGCTATAGCAATGGACGCTGCATTACATCCTGAAGAAACTATCTGGTACTCATAATGGCTCAACAGCTACAGAACATTACTATTGCAGCTCCCGGCTTTGCTGGACTCAATACTCAGGACTCACCAATAGGCGTAGACCCGTCGTTTGCTGCTATTGCTGACAACTGTGTTATTGACAAGCTAGGCCGTATAGGGGCGCGTAAAGGCTGGGAAGAGGTCACTACTAACGGTTCTTCTGTGTTAGGCAGCAGCCGTGGTATAGAAACAGTTTTTGAGTTTGTAGACAAAAGCGGCGACAAGCGTGTAATCTCTGCTGGTAATAATAAAATATTTTTAGGCACTACTACTCTTACTGATATTACCCCCAGCAGCTACACGATAACGGCAAATAACTGGAAGTGTGTAACTTTTAACGATCATTTGTATATGGTGCAAAGTGGCCACGCTCCTTTACTAGCTACAGATCACGGAGGATCGTTTGTGCTGGAACCTGTGGCTTCTCATTCACACGCTACAGGAACAATGCCGTCAGCTAACGAGGCTTTAGCAGCTTTTGGTAGGCTATGGGTAGCAGATGTAGTAGGTAACAAACACACTGTTTACTGGAGCGATCTTCTCCAAGGACATCACTGGACAGGAGGCACTTCTGGTAGTTTAGATATAGAAAAAGTATGGCCTTCAGGTTATGACGAGATTGTATCATTAACGGCACACAATGACTTCTTAATTATATTTGGTAAGCGTTCTATTGTTGTGTACTCAGGAGCTACTAGTCCTGCAAACATGGTTCTAGCGGATACCATTGAAGGAGTAGGATGTATAGCTAGAGACTCAGTACAGCAGACAGGTACAGATGTCATCTTCTTATCAGACTCCGGGCTACGTAGTTTTGGTAGAGTAATACAAGAAAAGTCTCTACCTATGCGCGACATTAGTAAATATGTCCGTAACGATCTGATGGAGAAGGTTAATGTAGAGCAGCTACCTATTAAGTCTTTATATAGCCCAGACGAAGCCTTCTACCTGCTTTCTCTACCCTCTACCAATACTGTGTACTGCTTTGATATGCGTGGCCCGTTAGATCAATCTGGGGCGCACAGAGCTACTACATGGACAGGACTAGACCCTTTGTCTTTTGCACGTTTAGAAGACGACACAATTTACATAGGCAAGTCTACAGGCATTGTTAAGTACGCAGGCTACTTAGACGGTACAGCTACCTATCAGCTACGTTACTTTAGTAACCCCACAGACTTTGGTAACTCTTCTAATCTCAAGTTCTTAAAGAAGTTTAACTTGACTATTGTAGGCGCACACGGTACTGACATAACGCTTAACTGGGGCTATGACTATACAGATGTCTACAATAAGCAAGCCTTTACATTTTCTGCGTCTAACGCTATTGCTGAATATGGTGTTGCAGAGTACGCAATAGCAGAATACTCAGGAGGAGCAGACGCTCTAATCAACACGCCTTCTGTAAACACTGGTGGTAGTGGCTCTATTGTTACCATTGGTATTGAAGCACAAATAGACAACGTACCATTTTCCATTCAAAAGATTGACATACATGCTTTACTAGGGAGACTTATCTAAATGTCCAACTATACAAAGACCACTAATTTTGCGGCTAAGGATTCTTTGCCCTCTGGTAACGCCAATAAGATTGTACGTGGTACAGAAATCGACACAGAATACACTAACATAGCAACAGCGGTAAACAGCAAGGCTGACACTGCTGCTCCTACTTTTACTGGTACTGTAACAGCCGCTACCGTAAACGTGACAGGCACACTAACGGCTGACACAATTACTGGAGGGTCGTACTAATGGCTATTGATATGTACGGGAACTACACACCTGATGATAATCCTTTCGCGCCTTCTAATACAGGTAGTTTTATTGCTAATCCTATTACTGGCTATGTTCCTCCTACAATGGCACAGCAAATAGAGTCTAGCTTGTCTGTACCTAGCTTGTACGATATAGGCTCTTCTGCTTTCCCTTCGTTTGATCTAGCGTCAGCTAACAACACAATGGCTAGTTTGTTTGGTTTAGATTATCAGCCAACACTTACACCCTCTACTCAACAAACAACGCAACAGACACAAACCATGCTTAGTTCTCCGCAGACTGGCCAAGCCGCTGGCGGTAGTAACATGATTCAGAACTTGCTCAGAGGTGCTGGTCAATATTACTTAGGTCGTGAAAACATACAAGATGTTCAACAGCTAGGCAGAGAAACTCAAGAGCAGTTAGGTTTACTAGCAGAAGAAGGGCGCGAGGCTACACAGTTTAGACCCTACACCGTTACTGGTGGATTAGGTGGTGTTTCTACTACTGCTGAAGGTGGTTTTGGTATTGACCTGTCTCCAGAGCAACAAGCTCTACAAGCGCAACTAATGGGTCAGGCACAGGGATTATTTGGTCAGGTAGGTCAAGACCCTACTGAACAACAAGCTGCTATATATGAGCAGATACGGGCTACACAGCGTCCTGAAGAGGAGCGTCAGCGTCTAGCACTAGAAGAGCGTATGCTGTCACAAGGCCGTCTAGGCCTGTCCTCTGCTGCTTATGGCGGCGCATCTCCTGAGCTACTAGCGCAAGAGACTGCTCGTCAGGAAGCTATGGCACGAGCTAATGTAGGTGCTAGGCAGCAAGCCTTATCAGAGCAGCGGCAAGCTCTAGCAGGTGCTACAGGTCTAATGACTGCTGGCTACCAGCCGCAGCAACAAGCTCTTGCTATGCTACAGGCTAGTGCTACTCCTGCTGGCTTTGCTGATGTTGGTCGTAGGACTGGTCAACAGATTGCAGGGCAATTACAGCTAGGCGGTTTAGAGTCGAGGATACAGTCTGAGCAGTTAGCTAATCAGTTACGTCTACAACAGCAGCAAGGATTGTTAGGTGCTGCTTTAGGCACTCCAGCTACTCCTCAACAGCAGGCTACAGTGGCGGCTATGCCTACAGGTTCGTTAAAAGACATGGCAGAAGCAGCTCTAAGGCAGCAAGCAGCAGGCGCTGTGGGCGGGTTATTTAGTAGAATATTTGGAGGAGGTGGTTAAGATGGCTAGAACAGATATTGCAAGGATGTTGACAGGTGTAGGTGGCCCAGCTCCTGTACAGGCTATGCCCGGTACTGCTGGCTTTGCTGGACAGTTTGGCGCACAGACTACAGCAGGTATGGGACAAGCTATAGGAGCTTTAACCCGTGGTGGAGCGCCTTCGTATGAAGAAACAGTAGCTCAGACTATGGGTCAGCTAGACCTTACTAAGGTAGAAGACCTAGCAAAGTTAGCTAAGATTCAACAAATAAGCGGAGACTTGGCAGGCGCGGCACAAACGGCTGCTAAGATACAAGCGATTAAACAAGCAGAAGTTGAAGAGGCGCGAGCTAAAGCCCGAGAAGCAAGAGCAGTTTCGGCAGAGATAAGGGCGCAAGAAGCTTATGAGTTTGGTAAGATTGATAGGCTTGATAATAAAGAAAGGCAAAAACGACAAGATGAGATACAACGAGAACAGTTAGCACTTTCTAAAGCAAGATTTGCGATATCCGCAGCAGGCGAAGAAAGAGCCTCAGCAGCAGCAGCAAAAGCTCTAAGCGATGAAAATAAACTACTGGCTCAACAAGCAAGTCTCCGAGAACTGTACGCAAAAGAAGCAATTGATAGAGGAAGACCTGAGTTAGCAAGGTACATTCAAGCTGGTATGTCTTTAGACACAGCAGAAAATATGCTTTATAAAACTTCAACGGCTGTAGTTAAACCTTTAACATCAGATGAAACAGAGGCTTATGAAGGTATCTTTACAACAGAACAAATCCAATCCCTCCTACCACCAGAGCTTAAAGATGGATGGCTTGGCGCTGGTAAATCTTTACCCGGGTTTGATGATATCTCCGACAAAACCAGAAGTGCTATTTTCTTAAAAGCAAAAGAGCTGACAATAAGAGAACAACTAGCTCTTGATAAGGCGCTAATTAAAGCTATTGAAGTGATGGGCGCACTTAATTTAGGGACGGACGACAATGGCGATCAGAAAAAGTTAGACAGTAGAGGCAGACCAATACAAAAACAAGTAGAACCTCAAGATGATGACGCTTATACAGATATAGGTAAATAAGCATGGTAGACATGACAGCAGCTTTAGACGTACAGCAAGAAGAAACCGAGGTTAATCCTCTGGCTCAAAGAAGAGCTAGACGGGAAGCTGTGGCTGCGGAAGTAACTGCACAAAAAGATGCAGAGCGAGCTGCTCAAGAAGCTAGAGAAGCGGAGCTAGGTACGACTCTCACTCTTGAAGATATTGCAGGAAGTTTTACTCTTCAAAAGCTAGGGGTATTGCCGGGAGATCGTGTAAAGGATAATAAACTTGTACGTATCTTTTCTGATGAAGATGATGTCATAGATATTGAACAGGTTATAACACAGGAAGATATAGACAACTCTGCTACTTTACAACGATTAGACGCAGTAGCTGGTGACTTGATTATTAATAAAGAGGGTAAGCGTGAGTTTCTATCAAGAGGCGCAGAAAACGAAACAAGACAGTTTTTATATGAGTTTCAAAAGAACCCTAGCTATATCGCTAACGCTCTTAATTTTTTAGATGCTATTAATCCTGTACCTACATGGGCCAAAGGATACACAACTCCTTACGGATACAGTCCTGTAGCCATGGGAACAATGCCCTCAGGAACTACTGTTGAGGAAGAGTTTAAAGAAGACATCAGCAAGCTGCCGTTTAACGAAAGACGTTTGGCTATTAAAAGAAGAAACGAAAGAGCCTTGATGAAAATGTCAGGCCCTATGTTTGACTATCAGCCTGAATCTAAGGGAGCTTTAGCAGGCGCTATATCTAAAGCAGTGGTTGATCCTATTAACTTAGTACCTGCGGCTGCTTCAGTCAAAGGTGGTATTGCTTTAGGTACAGCTATTGCAGGCTTCGGTAGCATTGCTGACGACTACGTATACTCAGAAGCTGGAGAGATAGACCCTCTTAAGGCAGGCATATCCGCAGCAGCAGGCGGTGCACTTAGTGGTGCTTTTATAGGTGGCGCTAAAGCATTAGGAGACAGAGGTGCTAAGAAGCTAGTAAGAAAAGCTCAGATAGAGTTGGACAAAGCTCTAGCTCGAGGGGCTGATCCGTTAAAAGGAAAAGAGATTTTACAGGAAGCGGGTATAGACCTTAATAAACTTAAGGCAGCACAAACACGCATAGGCGCTAAACTAAACATCTCTCCAGCAAAGGTAGCACAGAAGCAAGCAGATGATGTAGTTGTCAATGATAGTGCTGTAGGCCGGTATACTAACAGCAAGGTTGATAAGATTCTAGGCGTACTCAGTACCCGTATCAAGGCTATAGATGAGCAGACCTTTGGTCGCCTACGTAGATTTGAGTTTGACTCACATAGGAATACGTCTCAAGCACTTGGTAAAGCTGAAAACTGGGTTAAGGGTTTCTCTCAGCTTAATGCTCCTGTCAAGAACAACATTGCACGGCTGTTATATAATGAAGACTTCGACGCTGCTAGGGCGCTGATGGGCCGTGAGCTGTCTACAGAGTTTGACGATAAGATTGTGCCTATGTTAAAACAGATAGGTAAAGATTTAAAAGCTTCAGGGCATTCCTTCAAGATGGTTGATAACTACTTCCCCCGTCTTGTTAAAGATTTAGAAGGTCTACAAAAAAGTTTAAATGTACAGCAGAAAGGTTTGATAGGCGCGGCGAAGAATAGATACGCTGCTAAAAAAGGTATCTCTGCTGAGAAACTAACGGCAGAAGAAAACGCAGAAGTAATTGACATGCTGATGAGAGGTCATACCTTTGGTATTAAAAAAGGTCAGCCGGGTTTTGTTCGTCAGCGTAAGCTAACTTTAAGTGACGATCAGATGAAGTACTACGCTTCTCCTGAAGAATCATTAGCTATCTACTTACGTAGGGCTGTGAACGATATTGAAAAGAGAAAGTTCATGGGTCAGTTTGGAGCCTTTAACAAAGAAGGGATGTTAGACGCTGACAAGTCGATAGGTAACTACGTTGAAGACGCTATAAACCAAGGACGTATTCGTCCAGAACAAGAAGCTGATATGCTTGAGATGCTTAAGAGTCGTTTCGTAGGAGGCGAACAATCTCCGGGAGCGTTGAACGCTACCATCAGGGACTTAGGGTACATGGGTACTATCGCTAACCCTGTCTCTGCGATTACTCAGCTAGGTGATCTAGGTACTTCAGGCGCTCTTAACGGTCTTCGGAATACACTAGCTAGTTTATTCAAAACTAAAAACATTGAGCTAATAGATATAGGACTAGATGAAATCTCTAAAGAACTAGCTGAGGGAAGTTTAAAAGGAACTTCTAAGATGCTAGAAAAAGTGATGAGAGGTTCAGGCTTTAAAAAATTAGACCGACTAGGTAAAGAAACCTTTATCAATGCTGCTTATAAGAACGCCCAGAAGATGGTGAAGAAAGACTTAAGTAAGTTTAAAAAGAAGATAGGGTCTACCTACGGAGACGAGACTCAAGCCTTGATTAAAGACCTTGAAGAAGGGAACATGACTGACACAGTTAAGTACTTCTTGTTCAATGAGTTGTCAGATGTTCAGCCCGTGACTTTGAGTGAGTTTCCTCAGGCTTATCTGAACAATCCTAATCATCGTATACTTTACATGCTTAAGTCTTTTACTCTTAAACAGATTGACGTAGTGCGTAGGAATGTCGTACAAGAGTACGCTAAAGGTAATAAGAAGGAAGCAGTTAAGAACGCAGCACTACTGGCGGCTTACTTATCCACGGCTAACACAGGGACTCAGTACGCTAAAGACCTAGTATTAGGTAGGGAAGTTAAAGCTGAAGACATACCCGACAGGGCGATGTGGAATCTTCTTAGTGTGTATGGTATCAATAGGTACACCACTGATCGCTACCTGTCTAACGGTGATTGGAAGGGCGCAGTTATAAATACCATAGCTCCTGCTACTCCTATCATAGACAGTGCGTTTAGTTTAGGAGAAGAGCTTCTAGAGGACGACCCTAACGTAGAAAAGCTAGTCAAACCTGTTCCTGTTGTAGGTAACTTAGTTTACAACTGGTTCCTTGGCGGTGCTGAAGAGTACAATGAAAGACAAGAAGCTGAAAGAAACAAATAAAAAAAGGGGCCGCTTGGCCCCTAAGTTTTATCTACACTATCTCACATGCACCACCTACACACGCTAACTCCTGACTTCCTGTCGTGTTATCCTCTTCCTCATACTTCTCCAGATCATTCCAATCCACACCCACCGGCATCTCTGCTACTAGCTTATCGTACTCCTCAGCACTGATGTCCTCATAAGGAGCTTGTTGATATACATGGTCACTATATGGCAACAAACTAATCCCGCTACACAGATCAAAGTTTTCCCATATCCATTGTGCTACTTGCAAGAACTCGTCATCCGTATAGTACACAGTGATACTTGGCTTATGTTCGCACCAGTGATTCTGGTAAGCCTTCCAAAGCTCTAGCTGCTGCATAGCCCCTACCTGCTTGACGGTCACAGAGGTATCTGGAGCCTTGATAGGGAAGCTAAAGACTGATGACGTAGGTGACATCACATCCTGCTCTACAGGGAACCCGGCCATTCCCATGAAGACCGCAAGCGGGTCTTTGTGGTCGCTACGTACTCTGCGAATGTAATGCTTAGAGAAGCGAGGATGGATACCAGAAGCAGAATCGACAAGCTGAGATACAGTACCACTTGGCTTAACACATGTAATAGCTGTAGATTGATTAATCCCAAGTACTCCAGCCCACTTCTTATTCGTCTTAATAGCAACATCACGTATCTCCTCCAGCCACTTGGCTAAGTCTTTAGAATCTCCCTTACTCAGCAGGTAGTGATCCATGATACCTGTCATGCTGACACCCAGCAGTGCCTCTTCCTCAGTGTTCTTCTTCCAGCAGTTACGCAGGTAGCGGAAGTCTGTCAAGGTAGCCTGTAGTGTGCCAATGATAGCAGCCATCTCTGCCTTCTTCTTGAGACTAGCCAGTGTGTCATCAGGACGTACTACAATCTCTGACAGGTTACAGAACTGGTTACTACGCAGGATAATCTCAGAGCATGGGTTAGTACCAAAGTCCTGCTCAGGGTCGCGCCTGCCGTTACGGCCTGCAATCTTCTGAGCTGCTACACGGCTGAAGATACCACGCTCACCCGCCTTACTCTCGTACATGTTCTGCATCTCTCCTAAGAAGGACTCAAAGTCTGGCTTCTCAGTGTACGCTACGCTGTTGTTAGCAAGCCTACGCTGCCCTTCTAGCTCCCACCAGTTACCTGACTTAGCCTTCGCCATACGTGGATCAGAGAGGTTAGAGAGGCTGATTAGTGCAGACCTACGCACACCGCCTACCACTACAATGTCAGCTACCTTACACACTACATCGTGACACTCAATGCTCGTCAGCTTTCGTCCTGCTGCCTTAGTAAACACTTCGACACAGAAGTTAAACAAATCCACCAGAGGCTCTGGGCCTGACGCTCTACCGCCAAAGGTCTTTAGTCTAGCGCCTGATGGACGTACCTTGCTCATGTCCCACTTAGGTATCTTACCAGCGTACAGCAGGCTAATAAGCTCACGGAATGCAGAGGCCCAGCCTATCTTGCTGTCAGCTACTACAATCACACTGTCAGTCTTGTGGAATGTCTCTGCAATGACAGGTAGCTTGGTGATGAAGTTACGCTCAACACTAAAGCCTACGCCTGTGCCACACATCAACACGTACATTAGCTCGTCAAAGCTACGTGGTGAGTCAATAGCTAAGTAACTACAATTAAATCCAGATACGTTATCTTTATCTAGTGCCTCACCTGCTGTCATCATGCAGCGCATACTAGGCATAACGTCCATGTTATGTATAGCGTCAAACATCTTAGCACTGGTCTTCTGGTCTATCTGCCCACGATCTACCCAGAAGGATACATAACGGTTCACTGTCTCTGCCCATGTCTCTCTGCGCTTCTGTTCAGGTAGCCAACGTGCGTACCTGCTCTTGTGTATAAACTGTTGATACTGATCCACTAGTTATTCTCCTCTGTTACCATTGCTGTTAGCTTGTTTAAGTACCATCCAGCCTTCCTCAAGTCCTCTACCTGCTTACCTTTGTAGTCGTAACGCCACAGGTACTTCATGCAGTTGCCCTTGAGGTAGCCCTTAAATGCAACACTAGACATGGACTCTTCAATAGCTTCAATGCACTCTATGTTGCCTGTGTTGTAGTGGGTAGGTTTGTTTACGTTGTCCATTATTTGTTCAGCTTCCTCATGTGCCGCCTTCATCCATGCCTCTAGTCCTGACTTTCTCTCTATTGCTGGTGCTTGCTTACGTACTCTATCCCAGTCTGCGGGTGTTGCGTCATTCAATCTCATCTTCAAAGTCCTCTGCTATTCTGTCAAAGTTTCTAATAATCCTACGTTCAAAAGCCTCTACTAAATCATCCGGTGTTATAGACAACAGCTCACACAGTAGCTCTTCATCTAAATGTAACACCATCTTTTCTTTTAACTCCTCCAGTGTCATAGCCATTATACTTTCTTCCTTTTGATATACCGTGTCATCTCCTTGGCTGTCTCTACAGTGTAGTGCTGGAACCCTTCTTTCTCACACCACTCTCCCATAGTTATCTTACCACCCTTTCGTACCTTCTTGTTGGGGTTTGACAACACAAAGATTAACTCCCACTCTGGCATTGAATCTCTAATGGCTGTGTACTTCTGTGTATCACCTACTCTGAAGAACCCTTTGCACTCTATCAGTATTGCCTTGTCCTCGTGTACGAAGTCCGGTAGATACTTCTTGTGTACTGTGTACGGTAGATCATACGGTTCAAACTTGTACTGTCCATCTAGCTTCTCTGATAAATCCTTCTCAAGTCCTGATCTAAAAGCCCTCTTCATCTGGCATGACCTCCTGTACCTTGGGTTCCTTTACTACGTCTACTAAATACTTTGGCCCGTAGGAATAAGCGAAGACCCTCATGTCAGGGTAGCAATGTTCTTTAAACTGACAGTAAGAACAACCCACCGCTAACTTCATGTTGCCTGACTTGCCATCAGGTACTGGGTCATAGCAATACTCAGTTGGCTCATCGCCTTCCACTAGCTGCTTGATGTGCTTAACCCTATCGACAATAGGTTCTTTGAGCTTATCGTTATCTGTATCCTCAAGGTCATACTTAAGATAAGTCAAGTGACCATTGGCTTTATCCATTGTTAGCCAACCTACTTGGGTCTCACCACAAGAGTGAGCATACGCCTTGATCTGATCAATGTAACCGAAGGAATCATCGTTGACCAGTGTACCATCCTTAAACTTCTTGAACCCAAAGCTGCTTGCTGACTTAACATCAGTAACAACACCATCAATCTTGCAGTCCATGTGACCCACGATGCCTTCAACTTTACATACCTTCTGCTCATCAGTAACACTATGTCCAGCCATGCGAGTGAGGAACAACAACATCTCTTCAATCAAGTGACCATACATAAACTTGACGTAGGTGTGGGGCTGTAAGTCTTCGCCCGCTGTGCCATTAAAGTGATTCCAGAGATAGCGGTCAGTGCGGCCAATGTTCGACAAGCGTAGCTTGCGGTTATCCTCTCGCTTCTTCCGACCAAACTCAGTACGCATCAGTTCCTTAACGCTTTCACCAAACCTGTCTATCTCTGCCTCTACATCTACAGATGGGTCAGCGTCCTTGCTTTCCATCAGAGCGTAGATGTCCTGTACTACATCTTCAACACGCTTCATCGTACTCTCCTGTTACACCATCTATAATACGTTTAGCCATCTCTACATCACACTTGAACCACTCGTTACGTTGTTCAAACAACTCACCTAGTCTAGCGTGGGTCTCTGCTTCTGTAGCTCTACGGTCTTTTGTGTCCACCACGTAGGCCAGCTCGTAGTCCCTGTAAGGTGAGCTTGTTTGATAACCTCCGGCCCTATCCTCTGCATCTACAGCCATCCCTACCTTGACCCAGCCCTCCCACGCAGGGTTAGTAATGATGTACACCTGACCCTCTGGGTTGGTCTTGAAGTTCTCCAGTCCACTGAAGGCTGCTTCCTCAAACCCTTTGTATCGTCCTGCCTTATACAGCGGGTGTGTCTTGGGCACGTACTTTCCGTTGACCCACATCCTGTTAGGATTATGACGCGGGTTATTCTTTGCATTATAGTTTGTGTTCCAACAGCTTTTACACACCTTATTATTCCTTTCTTTCAAGGAAGGAACCCAATTATCTGAGGTTAGTGTAACACCGCATGACTTACAAGAGGCTTCAGTGTGTGTCTGCCCAACTGGTTCCGACTTTGTAATCTCCTGCGAGAGGGCAGTTGAGTTCGTAGTGGAGTCCGGCAGCTTCAACACAGCTTGCTGCCAGTCTTCCGAAAACCTCTGCCTTCTCTTGTCTGACTTCTGTCTGGATCTCATCGTGTATGTTCCCTAAAAAGTTAAAGTCTATACCCCATATTATAGCATACTCGTGTAGTAAACACAAGGCTTTCTTCATAACGATAGCCCCGGCTGACTGGAGTAAGCTGTTCAATGCAGCGTGTTCTGATCGTATGGCGATCCGTCTCCTATCCAAGCCATAAACATAGCCTCTTGTAGACGCCATTCCAACTCGTGTTCGTAACTCTCCAAGAGCTGGCGTATTTGTGAGGAACTTTTCCTTAAGTCGTTGACCGTCCTTTCTAGTTCCACCAACGATACTTCCGACCTTGGCATCTCCGGCCCCGTAAAGGAAAGCGTATATGAAAGTCTTCGCTTGATCTCTAGTTTCAAGGCCCGCAGCCAGCTGGTTTGCCGTGTGTATATCTCCATTGAGTATCTCATTCGTGTAGTCCTCGTCATTCATGTAGTGCGCTAACATCCGTAGCTCAAGACCGCTGGCATCCATACCGACTAGCTTGTACCCTTCCTTCACTGTCCACACATCACGACACTGCTTGCCGTAGGGTGAGTAGACCGCAGGAACCTGCCCCATGTTGGGACTGGAGTGCGTCATGCGTCCTGTCACTGCGCCATTGGAATTAACGTACCCGTGTACTCTACCGTCATCCTCTACTGCATCTAGCCAGCTTTGCACCTGTGCGACACGCTTCTGTATCATCAGGTACTCACCTATCAGGGAAGCCTGTGGTATTCCTTTCACTGTACTCAGCACTGCCTCGTCTACGATGGCCTGTCCTGTCTCAGTAAATTGCTTAGGCTTCCAGCCAAAGTGCTGGAGGTATCGTCCTATCTGCTGACGTGAACCAAGGTTGAACTGAGGGAAGTCGATGCGACTAAACTCGCCACCCACTGTTTCCCAGTCATCTCCTAAAAACTTCAGGCCCACGATAGACAGACTGCCGTCCTTCTTGATCTTCGGTTTGATCTCTTTGATGTAGGTAGGCAAGGGTTTAAATACCTTCTGTACCTCATCCTCCAAATCAAACTTCTTCTCCTTCAGTTCAGCCAGCAATACGAATGCTTTCTCTTGATCTAAGAGCCATCCTGTTTTAATCTGCTTTGATATAATGCTTTGTACTTGGTGTTCCAAGCTAATGCTTTCAGCTCCAAAATCTGCAAGCTCACGAAGTAATCTCTTGTACACCAGCACATTAACATTAACGTCTTGCTTGCAATAGTCCACCATATCCTGCGAATAATTATCCCAGTCATCGTGATCTCCTTTAGATTGATTAAGTCTGTCACCCCAGTTACGGAGCGAGTGACCGCCCTCTCTTGATGGGTTAGCCAATCGTGACATAACTAAAGTATCAGACACCTTGCACTTACTAAAGTCTGTGCCTAGCAGTTCCTCAAGGACAGGTACGTCATAGTCAATGATGTTGTGACCTATGATCTCACACTCTCCAAGACCTGCAATATAATCGTTGAATGACAGCAGCGTGTCACCTGAGAACACATTAGTCTCACTGGTGTCCAGCTCCTGAGTTACAATTACCCAGACCTTTGTAGGCTTTAAACCGTTGGCTTCAATGTCAAATACAACCTGCTTCATTAGAACTCCGGGTCGTCTCCTGTGGGGCAGCTAGTCTCAATCATGCGACCTGACTCCTTGTCGTAGTACAGGTAACAGGCAGGGCCAGTCAGTCCTACAAACCTATTCTTCAACACACGTACCGTGGTGGTGTTGCGTGTCTCAGGGTCAGCATGTTGCTGGTCACGCTCCAAGCCTATGACAATATCACTGAGCTGGGCGATGGCCGCTGAACCTCGCAGCTCACCCAAGCTAATCTTACCACCGTCCTCGTGTGCCTTAGCACCGCTGGGTCTGCGAAGGTGTGATACTAGGAATAGCCCTACACCTGTCTCCTGAACCAGCTTGCGGAGGTTGGTCATAATACTGTCGATAGCCTTACGCTCGTCACCTGTGTCCTGATCGCTGACCACGATGCTCAGGTGGTCAAGGATGATCCACTTGCAGTCCAGTCCCTTGGCCATGTAGCGTATGCGTCCCAGCAGGTTGTCCTCACTGGTACTGCCCCAGTGGTCAAACATAAACACACGGCCTGTGCCTAGCGTCTGATCCCAGTAGCCCTTCTTCTCTTCCTGAGAGACGGTCTTGTCCAAGTGAAGCTGCTTGTTAGCCTCAATGGACATGATACCCAGAGCTGTCTTAGGGATGTCCTCCTCAAGCGCGAGGATGCCAATGTTCTCATCCGTTGCACCCAAGAGGTAATGCTCCAGCTCCCTAACGATCTGCGACTTACCCATGCCTGAGCCTGACGTGATTGTCACCAGCTCCTGCTTGCGGAACCCATGGGTCATCTCGTTGAGACACTCCCATGGATAGGGTATGGACTTGACATCAGCCTGCTTGATGATCATGTCCCATGTCTCATTGCCTGCCACGATACCGTCCGGGCGATAGGCTTTAGCGTTCCACCACTCCTTAACAAACGACTGCACCTGATTGCTCTTGAGCATGTCGCCTGCATCCTTGGCTGGCAGTGTGACATTCTTGGCCTTGTTGGGGGTGAACAGATCAAGCACCGACTTGGCTGCCTCCTGTCCTGCCTTGTCGTTGTCAAAGCAGATCACCACATTGTCAAAGGTCTCAAGCCACTCTAGGTTTGCTTTGATGTCTTTGGCTGCTCCGGCTGCACCTGATCTGATGGAGACGACTGGCCACTTTCCGTCGAACATCTCGTTGACAGCAAGCGCGTCCGCCTCGCCTTCTGTGATCGTGATGTATTTACCGCCACTCTTGAAAGCCTGCTGGCCGAAGAGACCCGCCTCATTAAACTCCCCCGTTGCGTAGAAAGATTTGTTTTCGGTGATCCGCACCTTGGTTCCTGTCACCGCACCTGTGTCCTTGTGGTGGTACGGGTAATGATGCTTGACAATTTGTCCATCCGTACCGTACTCAACTGTCACACCGTACCGCTGGCACGTTGACTGTGAGATACGTCTGTCAGGGATTGCCGCTGTTACACCTGTCATCTCTAATGACCTCGTTGGTTTGCGTTGTGCTGCTTGTCCTATCTGACCGTTGCCATGTTCGTAATAGTTGCAGCCCCCGGAGAAGCAGACTGCATGACCATCACTATAACGAGCCAGATTGTCAGATGAGCCACACTTGGGGCATGGCTCATGCTGGACGAATGTTGACTCAACCGCCACTAGAAGTCCTCTCCGCCTTCCTGCTCTGCGACCTCCAACACCTTGATCTTGTTAAGGTACGTGCTGGTGCCGTGTACCGGATGGGGCTGACCCTCTGCGTACATGATACGAACCTTAGACCCGCGACCAATGCGACCCTTGAACGGATTACCTTCAGCGTCCATCACCGGGACATCATACTTGGTGCTAAACTTGCGCTGCTTGACACCTTCGTACTCGCGGAGCTTGACACCAGCCTCAGCCAATGTGCCAGCCGTTGGTTCATCCAAGCTGAGAACCAGAGAAAACTTCCCGGTGGACTGACCCTGATACATCTCATGCTCGTCCAGATTCTCAAATGCTACTAAGCCTTCTAATACTGCCATGGTTACTACCTCTCGTTGTTGTGACCCCTTAGG